CATAGGATTAAATGATGGCACGTTAGCATCACATATCACTCTGTTTCCGTTGGGGTCATTATCAACCCCAGGACCATTTGGATTGTATTCCACACATCCTGGCACATTAACAATAGGAGTTCCTATAGTAACAGTAACTGGTGGTGATACATTTGTAATGACTGGTTCAGGAAGACCTGTAAAGACACTCCTAACTGGAGGAATACCAATCTCCTTAATAGGTTCAACTTTCACATCACGAATATCAGGCATCAGTCTTTAAAGATATTAGCGACGGCAGTAAACAGATGAAAGAAAATCACATACAAGAAAAACTTGTCTTGATTATCATTTCTCTTTTTAGCAGGTACTGATCTTGCCATTTCAAGTATTAGTAAATCAATTCTATTTAACAAACTAACAATCGTTAAATACGCTACCAACTTGAGATCCTAACTCAGACCCTGCTTTCTGTCCTAATAGAAGTGCCCAACCAGATGCTAACCACCCGATGTATGGAATGTTAGCGACAGCAGGAACGACAAGACCAGCACTAATTGCTGTCCCTGCCATTGCACCTTGTGACCGTGCTCCAGCGTCCGCCACTAAACACTCTACTTCTTTGGCAGACTTTCCCTCGCTGTCAGCAGCACCCCCTCCCCCTAAGTTACGGGTGCCTTCTCTGGTGTATTGATCTCTACGATATTCTTGACGACTCTCGCTACCACCACCAAACCATCCTTTCTTATTTCTATATGAATCTAAGGATCTTTCTGATTCCAACACCTTGGGATCATCAGAACGGAACTCGATTTCATATCCATCCTTACCTGCCTTAATTCTATATGAAGAGTAAGGTCCGTGGGGGATGTTAAATGCTGGTGGTTGTTGAACTTTTGGTTGCTGGTGAATCAGATGTCCCAAAACGCCAATGTGAGAAATGCCAACAAGAATGCCAACGGTCCAAACAATGCCTTTTAATGGTTGTTTCATGGCATTACTGGACCAGTTTCCGTTGGAAACTTAGGTGGTTCAGGAATCTCAGGCATAGCAGCATCTACCATACCAGGAAGTACTTCTGTGATTGCTTCTGTAATTGCTTTAGTTGCCTTTGCTCTGGCATCTTCGATGAGAGCATCCTTATTAACATAAAGATATGCCCCACCACCCAGAACTGATAGTGATACCAGTCCAGATAGTAGAGCAATAGCGTTAACTAATTTTTGCATCATCGTCATCCTCTTTCTTTTTCTTTTTGTCCTTACTTGGGAGAACCCCAAAAGTAGCTAACGTCCCAGTAAAGACACTGGCAATAAAAGTCGGATCAATCTTATCCTGTTTTGGGAATACAGGGATGGTAACATAATTTAAAGTTAAAATACTGGCTGCCCATATTAAGATTACAAGACGGACTACTGCTGATAGTCCTTCATCCCACCACTGATAGCCATCGTGGTCTTTCTTTTCCATTATGGAGCGTATAAACTTACCCATTGCTATTTAGCTTTGGGCAACTTTTTTCTTACCAATATTGTACTTAGACTCAAGTTCCCAATCGCCCTTTTCTTTGTAAGAAAGAACTTTAATTTGATTTAAGGGTGCGATATCAAGAACTTGTTCATTATCTACGATAGTAATCAAACCCCAATCACGAAGAAGTTGAGTAATCATATTACGACGTTGAACGTCATTTTGAGTTAGGTTTGCTGTCTTACCATCAAGAGCAAACAGTTCTTTAAAATGAACGATGTAGTACTTACCTTGCTTGTGCAAAATGTGGCAAGATTGATACAGTTTCTTTTCTTTCCTTGAAGCAACTCCAATCCTTGAGAGTGTTTCTCTAACTTTAAGAAAGTCATCAGGTTGAGATAGTTTTACTTCAACCATACTTTCACGAGTCCACTTGACCTCAGCAGTTTGAGTCATTATGCCTTTCCTCCACGATTTAATCTTGATTTAATAAATTCAATTTGTTCTTTATTTAGTATTTTTAGAGCTGCTTGTGCTTTTACAGTGCTATATCCATAGTACTCTTTCACACATTCGAGATCATCTAATTTTACTTTCTTATCCCAAGGAGAGAAACGCTTCCTCTTCCTAACGGTATTTATAAAGAAATCATATTGAAGTTTATTAGGAAGTTCGTGGTGAATATTCATAGCGTTTGCTAACATCAAAGTATCAATATGATGTGACAAACATTTCCTAATAACCCAGGATGGATATTCTTTTTCCCATCCTGGATCATCTCCATCCATCAGATTTTTTTTGTTTACATTAATCGAATTCAAGTACTCCGACAGACTGTGACTGTAGTTCATAATTTGTTAGTAGAAGTTCTTTTCTTTTCTTTTGATCGTTGGTGTAAGTTCCAGTAGATCTCATTGTGTAGGTCAAGTCCCAGTCTTGCTGTTTCCAATCAGGGAATCTTTCTTTTACAAAAATATCTGAATTGTAAGTAATCATGCACTTAGAAGGACATTGACTACCATAAGCAGCAAATAACTCATGATCAAATCCCTTGTGCATATTACCTTTCTTTCCATACAAAGAATCTTTAATATCGTATGGAGGATCTAAAAATACAAAAGTATTTTCATCTCCATCATAGATGAGATCTTTATAATCCAAATTTGTAATGTTCCAATAACGAATAATCTCAGACAATGCAGGAAGACGATCAATTCCCCTAAAAGTAAAGTTCTGTCTGGATGCTTGCTCACTGAAAGAAGATGATTCGGAGAGACCACTAAAAGAACATTTGTTCACAACATAAAAATTAAATCCAATGTTGTATAGATCATCTCCATCCAAAGAGTCTTTGGCGTTAAGAAATGCTTCTTTATGTGCAGAAGGATTCTCACCAAGTTCCGTCTTCAACTCACGAAGATCAGAACACAACCGATCTCCATGATTCTGTAAGGACCACCAGAAGGCGTACAGAGGGCGGTAGAGGTCGTTTACCCATATTTCTACGTTAGGGCGTGTTTGGGTCACGTAGAGCGCCATAGAACCCCCTCCAAGGAAGGGTTCCCTATAGTGATCGAATTGAGGGAGATGCTCACTCAAATACTTAATTGCCCTGGACTTTCCTCCAGGGTATCTCAAAGGTGTCTTAAGAAGTGCCATCAGAAAAACTGCATCAAATAGTCTACACCCCACTGTAGCGTGTCAGAAGGAATTTCGTCAACCTGTTCTGCCAAAATATCCCTTGCTCTTTCAATCCGGTCCTTTCCAACAACTCTTGCGGTCACTGCAGAGACTGCCATAAATTCTGCAAATGCAGAATCATCTCCCTTTTTGACTCCTTGAATATAAAGTTCTCTGGCAGATCTCATAAGTTTTTGAGTCTCTGGTGCAAACGTTATCGTTTCATTCCTAAGAGGAATCTCCATCCGTTTCATACACCCCATACTAAACTTCATTGCTCTTCGGGTGTCATCAATAGATAATGCCCACGTTTCACCATCTCTGTATGAATGTTGAATGATCCCGTTAGTGCATTCCATCACACGTAGAATAGCAATCTTGTCCTTCTCTTCGTCTGGGAGATTCTCATATAGTGGTTCCCAATCAGTCATAAGATTGATTCAACTCCATCAAGAATTTGCTGTGCGGTAATGTTCTTAGGTGCTGGAGTAATATTAGTAGCAAGCATCGTAAAGTCCCCTGGAAGGAATTTGACTTTTGCCGCTGGAGAACTGGGTGTAAAGTATACACGTTTCTCAACCGTATTCCAGTCAGTATATGCAAGACACATATTCTCAGTATCAACCAAGAACATATATTCAAAGGTCTTTTCTACATTCTTTGAATTACCTTGAAAGTTCTTAAGTGTAATTACTTTAGTAGAACCATTTTTATTGAACAGTTTGAGAGATCCTTTCATCTCATAGTGAGTTTCATCACTACCTATAAAATCAACTCCGTCCATGTGATCACCAACATAACGAACTTGGTTGTCACTCCACTTTGCAAACGACTTCTCTTGAAGATACGTTCTAAAAGTTTTAAACGTGTTAGACTTCATCTCTTTAGTATTAGTAGCATCTACACAACCAAAGAATTGTTCTAAGTTAATTCGAGTAAAATCAAGGTTCATTTAAATTCACACTCCATCATAATTTTAGTAAGGGCAGCAAGAAGATTAATTTCCTGGTCTGCAACAAATGCAGATTGATATGAATACTCGGCAATAATCAATACTGCTTTGGGAACAGAAGATGGTTCTAAAACCTCATACAAGTTGTCGTAGATAGTTCTAAAAATGTAAGAAGGTTCATTATCAAGATTAGATGAGACCCACTTCTGTGTGGTTTTGTACTGTTTGGTTTTAAGGGCATCTACCAACTGACTGAATTTAATTTCAGCAAGATTTGCCAAGATACCACTATCAATAACCCCACCAATAGAATATGTTTGAATTTCTCCAAGAGTTCTACGCCAATCAGGGAAGAACTTGACAATTACCTTTGGAAGTACTTTGTCATCATATTGTACATCTTCTGCCTCAAGTATAGTCCTGAGACGGTGGAGAAAGTTCGATGCGAGGAGTTTCTTGTCTGCTCCTTGGATTGTGAAATCAACGACTGTGCATCGACTGTGGATTGGTTCAATAATTTTTCGCTTGTAGTTGCAGGTGAAAATAAACCTACAGTTACCATGAAATTCCTCAATACTTGCCCGTAGAGCGAGTTGTACATCTGAGGTTGTGTTGTCAGCTTCGTCAATAATGACGACCTTGTGTTTTGCGTCATGATAAAGTGAGACGGTCGATGCAAAATTTTTGATCTTATTTCGTACTGTGTCAAGTTGCCTCCCTTCATCAGATCCATTAATTTTAATATAGTTACAACCCAACTGTTCACACAATGCCATGGCAACAGTTGTCTTTCCGATTCCAGCAGTTCCATGCAAAAGCATATTTGGAATCTGACCAGATTTCAAAAAATCATTAAATGTCTTCTTCGTTGGTTCAGGAAGAATACACTCATCAATAGTCTTGGGTCGATATTTCTCAACCCAAAGAAAATCATCACGCATAATAATTTAGTTCAAAGGGCGTTTAAATTGTTTGCTAATAACATCATCAGCATTAAACATTAATTTCATATAATCCACACCTTTCTTTGGTTTAGTATGCTCACCACAAGTAAAGATATCACAAACTGCCATGCTATTTTCTGGCCAAGTGTGGATGCTAATATGACTTTCTGCAAGCATTGCAATACAAGTAACACCATGAGGATCAAACTTGTGCGAATGCAACGCCAACAACGTTGAGTTACACTTAATTGAAGTTTGATAAACTATGTCTCTTACAAAACTCTCATCATTTAACAACTCTTGCGTACAACCTTTAAGTGTAAACAAAATGTGTTTCATGGTTGTACACCATACCAAGATTTGGGTTCAAGTGCAATGTAATATTCAAGTTCAATATTAGGGTCTTTCTTGATAAACTTTGCTGCTTTCAACTGACCATCTTTCACAGACTTACAAATA